CAATAATGGATTGTGAAAATTTAACTTTTACTAATTGCAATCAACCTGAATGTGATAATACAGATTGGCATATTTAATTACAAACATAATAAAAATAAGAAAGCAGAACCCATTACTTTCTAATCAAAACATAGCTGAAAAAGTAGGGTGTACCAGACAGTATGTTCATAAGGTGATAAGGCAAGCATCTCTACCCAATCCCCCCAGAAAAAGAAACGTACAGTTTTGTAAAATTTGTGGGAGTGAATCCACAGCAAAAGTACATAAGGGTAGATGTAGTTATGAGTATTACAGACCCGAAGTAGTTTGTAGTTTTTGTAGAGTAAAATTTCGTAGGCATTTAACAGCTCTAAGACAAGGCTATATTAGAGGATATGCTAACATCTACTGTTCAGAGAGATGTTATCATAGAGGTAGGGTGGATGTAACTAAAACATGGGCACAATGAACATATCAATTAACGATGAGCTAATCTCTACGTGGGAACCAAAAATTCAAGGGTTAGTTAATAAATATTATGTTAATGGTATGGATAAGGATGATTTAATTCAAGAGCTAAGAATGGTATTGATGAGATGTGCAGAAAAATATGACAGTACCAAAAGCACAGCAAGTTTTCATACTTATGTACATAGAGGAATGATTAATACTTTGATTACTTTAATCAATAAGGCAACTAAAGCCCCAGAAGTAATCAGTTTTGATAAAACTTTTATCTCAACTAGTGATGATGAACAAAGTCCTAATGAATTAAAGAAAGCTTTAGAAGACCCCAATGCCGAAGATTTTTCAAATTTATTGCTTTTAGGTGATATACTATCTGAAAAGAACGATACGTTTTCAGACAAAGAAAAGGTATTTATTTCTAGCCGAGTAGATGGTTTAACGATGGAAGAAATTTCAGAAGACTTGGGTGAATCATCTTATCGAATAAGACAGAATTTAAAAGAAAGATTAAAGGCATATTTAAATGGGGAAAAACTCTAAAGAGTACACAGCGAAGGATGTTCATGAGGGATTCATGAGTTTATATGAACGTCTTAATAATGAACCCTATCAATATAATAATGGAAAAAATAAAAGCCCCTTTCCTTTTATTGGGAATGAAATAAAAGCTTTAAAAAAATTAATTTCCCAGAATGATATCTATGAAGTTTTATGTGCTATGTATAATGCTGTCTCACAAAATAATACCTATTTTTCTGTTATAAATTTTGTGGATAATTTTGTTAGATATAAAACTCAACATGACCCAGAACTTTATTGGTCTGTATTAAATTCTGATAATCCAAAAGTGCGACAAGCGTGGTTAAGATACAACATATTGAAATCTATGTGGTTTCCTAATGCTAAACAAAATTCTGAATTAAAAAGATTAGAGAAACGATTTGAGAAATGGAAAGATGAAAAGACGTAGAAAAGGTGGGCTTATCAAAAAAGCTGCATTGACAGAAGATACTAAAGTATATAAAGTAGTAGGAGTCTACAAAGAAGCTTTTGACAGCTATAGTTATGACAAAGTGGTTCAAGCAAGTGAGGCGATGTGGTTTGTAAGAGTTAAAGGTTTAGAGAATGCTAAGAAACTAGCCGATGAACGAGCAGGAACATTTTTAGACGAAAAAGATGTAAAGTGCTTTGTTATAGCAGATGATAGTAATCGGTCCGTATACAGAACAGAGGGATAAATGGAAAACTACGAATATGTTGAATCAGGAATTATTTTAAATATTAAAGAAAAATCTACGCTTGATTCATTTCCTTTTAAAGCAAAAGACTTTGCAGTACATGGGAAAGCCTTTACTTTTTTAACTAACTTTTATGATGACTTTCAAGATTTTCCAAGTAAAAAGGTTTTGGGGGAAAATTTTCCTGATTTAGATATCAATGTGCCATCTACTGATTTTGCATATTTAACGCAAGAATTTCGGAAACAAGTGATTTTTAGAAATGTAGTTGAGGCTTTTCAACGAAACAAGGACAAATTAAAGACTGACCCAAAAATGGCATTGGCAAAAATTATGGATGGGCTTGAGGATATCAATGTCGTTTACGATGAAGATGTCACCTACTATGATTCAAAACTTTTAGATAGATACGACCAATATAAAGAAAAGATTAAGCAACGAAAATTTGGGGATGGCTTAATGGGAATCCCCACACCTTTTAGAACTATTAATACAACAGGTGTAGGGTGGTTACCAGCAGATTTAATTTCAATGTTTGCGAGACCGACTGTTGGTAAGACGTGGATGTGTGTTCAAGTAGCAGCTACAGCAATTATGAAAGGATATAAAACTTTATTCATATCTTCCGAGATGCCTACTGCAGCAATCAATTTAAGAATGGATGTGGTTATTGCTAAAATGAAAGGGTATGAATTTTCCCACACGGCTCTTAGAAGTGGAGACCCCATTGATGAAGAAAAATATAAAGAATTTTTAACAGGTCTGGAAGAAAAAAAGCTCTTAGTATGTGACCACATTGAGGGAGAATCAACTATTTCTATTAGAAGTATTGCAGGACTCATTAGAAAACATACACCAGACTTTGTAGTGGTAGATGGTATCTACCTAGTATCGAGTGGGGATGGTAGAAAAGCAATGTGGGAACAAAACCACAGTTTGTTTTATGGCATGAAGAATCTCTGCCTTGCTACCAATAAACCAATATTTGTCTCAACACAAGCTACGAGGGAGGCGGCTGATGTTTTTACGCCACCTAGGGTTGACCAAGTAGCTTTTGGGGATGCTCTTATTAGAGCTTCGGACATTGCTCTAGCAATGGCTAAAGTAGAAGAATCAGACGACCAGCGTATGGTACAATATCAAAAGTACCGAGATGGTGTCTTGTCTTCTGATACATCCTTTTTAAAATGGGATGTGGATAAAGGGCATATAGAAGAAATAAACGAGTTTCAAACGGAGGATTTAGAATTTTGATTAAGATGTTATTCACATACTGGTCTCTTTTTAAAAAGTATCAACATGTTTTGCCTGAAGTTATTGAATTAATTGATACTGCTGTTAAGGCAGTTGAAGATAAAAAGATAACTAAAGCAGAGCAAAGTGCTTTGATGAAAGAGTATTGGAATGTAATCAATACAATAAAGAACGCATAATGATTGATTGGACGGAAGTCTTATTAAAAGCTGGAATTGATGTACCACTAGGAACAAACGAGGTTTTAGTGCAGTGTCCATTCCATGATGATAATGTTGCTTCCTGTGCGATTAATGTAGAAAAAGGTGTGTGGATTTGTTTTGCAGGTTGTGGGCAAGGGTCACTAAAGACCTTTCTACGTAGGTATTTAAATTATAACGATATTCAACTAAAGAATATTCTTACAGAAAAAGCTATTAGTTTTGATATTGATATGTTTGATGAACCGAAAGATACAAGTGGAGATGGGATTGATGATGTGTTAATTCCAAGTTTTATTGAAGGTGTGTTTCCAGATTGGATATATGATAGAGGTTTTACTTCTACCACATTGAATTTTTGGGAATGTGGCACAAATAAATGGAAAGACCTCATAATTCCTATTCATACTAAGCAAGACAAATTGATTGGGTGGGTGGCTCGTAGAGTAAATGCAATACCTAAATACATGTATTCCTACAAGTTTCAAAAATCAAAAGTACTTTTTGGGGCAAATAGAATTAAAGACCCTAAACATTTTATTTGCGTAACTGAGGGTGCTCTTGATACAATGTGGTTGATGCAACATGGAATAGATAGTGTATCAATTCTAGGAGCAACAATGTCAAAAGAACAAAGTGATTTACTAAAGTTTTTTAAGACTCAAGAAATTATTTTATGTTTTGACAATGATGTCGCAGGGCAACGAGCTACTGATAAAGCAATGAGCTTATTAGTAGGTAGTACGTTGACATCATCAATATCGTTGCCAAAAGAGTACAAAGATGTACAAGAAATAAAAAACAATGCATTACTCAAAGAAGTAATTGCTGAAAGAAGCTTTTTATAAAAGCAGAAGGAGGAAAAAATGGGTGGTATATCCATGATTTCACAAAGGCGAGGGCAGATGAATGCTCCAGCCACTACTACAAATAATCAATCAGAACTTTGGTTCCGAGATGGAGACCAGGCTTTGATTAAGTCACTAGCATCAGGTAAGGATGATATAGCTTATCTACAGTTATACAGATACCGAGATGGCAATACTTTTAAAACTGTCTTAGCATCTATATACGATGACCAAAAAGATGAGTTCGTTTTACCCGAAGGTTTAACCATAGATGGTGTACCAGAGAATTTAAACTTAAGTCATCAATTTGCCCTTTGGACATATGTTGATGAAGTTTTCCACACTGACAAACGAGTGGAGTCTTGGGAAGTGGTATCAGGTAAAACTGGTAAAGAAATGTACAAAGAGGTTATTCAAGACTTCAGAGTAATAAAACTTACTTTTGGTAGAGGAGATATTGTCTTTGGACAATTCGAAGAAATTTTTAATGATGAAGGTAGTCTAGACAAGTCACCTATTCGAATAAAAAGAACTGGTGCTGGAATGCAAGATACTAATTATCATATAAATTCGCTTAACAGAGAATTGGAAATCCCGGAGGACAAGAAAGCAGAGATTGCTAACTTACCTTCTATAAACCAATACTGTATTGATACTTGGGGTGTAAAAGCTGGAACCGAAGCAGAAAAAACTGCTGACGAATTATTTTCGTAAGAGGCTTTCATGCTTGTCAAGAGTGAAGATTTAGACCAAATATTATCTATATTATCGCAATCTGATGTTTGGATTGTGGATGTAGAAACTAATGGTTTGAATGCTCATGGCAACAATCAACTTTGTGGAATCGGAGTCGGATTACTAGATTCAGAAGAAACCTATTATTTTCCATATCGACATCAGAATCAGATGAATGTATTAAATCTGTGGGATAAAGATATAGAAAAA